AGTCGCTGCTGGTGACGTATGAGTTTGTCGCCACCGCAGGCCAGACCACCTTCTCCGGCACAGATGCTAACGGCGCGACTCTGTCTTATGTCGCTAACAGCATCAGCGTGTCGTTGAACGGCGTGACGCTGCGTCCGGGTGATGACTACACCGCGACCAACGGCACCAGCGTTGTGCTGAATGTTGCGGCTGCGCTGAATGATGATTTGATGGTCATCGCCTTTGCCGTGTTCAACGTGGCGAACGCTGTTGCCAAGACCGGCGACACGATGACCGGATCGCTGCTACTGCCTGCTGGTACTGTCTCGGCTCCTGCGCTGACCACCTCTGCCGATACCAATACGGGGATATTCTTCCCTGCTGCTGACACCATAGCCTTTGCTGAAGGCGGTACAGAGGTTGCTCGGTTTGATAGCAGCGGGAATGTTGGGATTGGTACGAGTTCGCCGGGCTACAAGCTGCAAGTAAACGGCGGCTCTTCTAACAATAACAACGATGCAAACACCATCGTTGCCACGGGGACGAACCACGTTCGATTGAAGGTTCACACGCCAACTACGGGCGGGTTTCGAGCATCTTTGGTTCTTTCGTCTGACGAGGCCATTACTTCAACTGGCAACGAGGTCAGCATCTCGACAACGGGTTCTGATGAAATGCAGTTTGCGACGGGCGGCTCCGAACGCGCCCGTATCGACTCCAGCGGTAATCTGCTGGTGAACACAACTAGCCAGCAGTCGGCTGGCACTCTTTCTGTTGTTGCTACTTCAGGCAATGTGGCAGCTACTTTGAAAGCTGCTGACAACGGCGTAAACGTCGTAAGAAGCTGGATGGCAACAACCAGCGGCACGCGCTACCACATTGCGTTTGGTGACGGCACGTCTTTCACGGAACGCGGTGTTATTTCTACTAACGGGTCAACCACAACTTACGGCACTGGTTCTGACTACCGCCTGAAAGAAAATGTCCAGACAATGTCTGGCGCTTTGGCGCGTGTTGCACAAATGCGTCCAGTAACTTGGACTTGGAAAGAAAGTCAGGTCAGCGGTGAAGGCTTTATCGCCCACGAATTGCAAGCTGTCGTGCCGGATGCGGTTGTCGGCGAGAAGGATGCTGTCGATGAGAATGGTAAGCCTATTTATCAGAACGTCGATGCCAGCTTTGTTGTCGCAACACTGACAGCAGCCATCCAAGAGCAACAGCAAATGATTGAAACACTACAAGCAGAAGTAGCCTTGTTAAAAGGAGCAGCATAATGCCTGTCGTTATCTCAGGAACTAACGGTGTATCTGGTGTAGACGGAACCGCATCGAATCCATCCTATGAAGGAACAGACAGCAACACGGGGATATTCTTCCCTGCTGCTGACACCATAGCCTTTGCTGAAGGCGGTACAGAGGTTGGTCGGTTTGATAGCAGCGGGAACTTTGGCATTGGTACGAGTTCGCCAGATGAAAAGCTAACGGTCACTTCAACAAACCCAACAGGCGGTCTTATTGCAAGTCTTAGAAATAATGGGACATCAAGTCTAACTGGAAGCAAACTTTGGTTTAACCAGAACACAGTCGATAACTGGAACATTGGTCAACCTGCTGGTGTTAATGCGTTCGTCTTTTGTAATTCAACGGGGTCAACAAACGAACGTATGCGAATCGACTCCTCCGGCAACGTGGGGATTGGTACGAGTTCGCCGCTTGCAACAGCAATGCTTGAAGTATCAAGAAGCACAACGGTCATTCCTACTGCAACTGTAACAGCAGATGCTCAAGTTGTTGGCTGGAGATCAAGGCGTACAGGGGGAAGTTTCCCCCGTGAATACTATATTGGCATTCGTGAGAATAGCACTGCATTGGACTTTTACGACAATACCGCAAATGCTTTACGCGCCAGTATCGACTCCAGCGGACGCTTGCTGGTGGGACTAACTTCTACTCGCTCTAACGGAGGAGCTATTCAGGCTGCTGCTATTGGTCAATCTGGCTTGGTAACTTATACAAATACCACAAGCACAAATAGCGCGGCATATTTTGAAAATCCAAACGGAGTTATTGGATCTATTCAAACAACTAATTCTTCTACTTCCTACAACACATCCTCAGACTACCGCCTAAAGAACACCATTGCCCCTATGACAGGCGCATTGTCGAAGGTTGCAGCACTCAAACCTTGCACCTATAAGTGGAAAGCGGACGACACCCAGAGCCAAGGATTCATCGCTCACGAGCTGCAAGAGGTTGTGCCTGAGTGCGTAACCGGTGAGAAAGACGCTGTAGATGCTGACGGTAATCCTGTCTATCAGGGAATCGACACATCGTTCCTAGTCGCTACGCTCACAGCCGCAATACAAGAACAACAGCAAATGATTGAAACACTACAGGCGAAAGTCGCTGCATTGGAGGCAAAGTAATGGAGATCACATTAAAGCTCAGCGTAGAAGAAGTGAATGGGATATTGCAGACGCTTGGACAACTCCCGACATCTTCTGGAGCATGGCCTTTAGTGGTGAAGATTAAAGAGCAAGCCGAGGCGCAGACTAAAGAACCTGAATGAGCCTTCAATACGTTCTCTATGACTATTGGGACTACGGCTATGCTGAAGGCGATGCTATTCTTGAATTCGGGAGTGCATCGGTAACGGCAGAGGCGATTGTTTCCGCTAATGCAACTAGAGTACAGTTTGGTAGTGGTAGTGTTACAGGAACGGCAACAGTTACAGCTAACGGCATCAGGATTCAATTCGGTGCTGGAAGTATTACCGGAAATGCAACAGTTAGTGCTGATGCGATTAGGGTAAGGACGAGTTCAGGATCGATTACAGGGACAGCTACGGTTACAGCCCTTGGTGGAGTTGTTTATAGCGGCTCTGGGGCGATTGCTGGACTAGCGAGTGTAGTTGTCTACCCTACAGCGATATGGGCTGGTAATGCGGCTGTAAACGCCTCAGTAACGGTTACTGCTAACGGTCAGATTATTGGGCAAGAGTGGACAGATGTCCCTGCGGTTCCGAATACATGGACTGAGCAATCTCCTTCTAGTAACATTTGGACAACAGTTAATCCAATAGCAGACACTTGGTACGCGAATATCTTAGCTGATCCTTATGTTGAGTTGGGGTATTGGGAGCTAGGTTATACCGACGAGCGTTATGAATTCTGGATTCCGCAGACTGCTTCAACAGATACTTGGGCAAGACAATGAAGATTCCATTAGGTGAGTGGTTGCCAGATCAGCCCGGAGTAACAGGGGCGGTAACTGATGCTAAGAACTGTTATCCGGTTGCTAACGGATATGCGCCATTTCCGAGTGAGGCTGATTACTCGGATGCAGCGGCTCAGAACCTGCTGATTACCTTTGCGGGTAAGTTTGGCGGTGCTACGAACCTATTTGCTGCTGGTGCGACTCAAATCTACAAGTTTGACTCTAACGATGCGAGTTTGGATGCCCTAACGACTACGGGTTACACGACTGTAGAAGGATGGGATGTAACTCAGTACGGCAGCAAGATGATTCTGGCTAATGGTCAGGATAAGCTACAGGCTTACGAGATTGGCATTTCCACTTATTTCGGTAATTTGGCTGCTGCTGCACCTACGGCTAAGTTTGTTACGGTAGTTCGGGATTTCGTCGTTGCTGCTAACGATGGGAATGACACGAACAAGGTCTACTGGTCGGATATTAACGATGAGACAGACTGGACTCCGGGTGCTGCATCTCAGTCGGATACCCAGATCATCCCTGACGGTGGGGATATTACAGGTTTAGCGGGTGGCGAATATGGTCTGGTCTTCCTAGAACGTGCCATATATCGGATGAGCTACACAGGCTCCCCGTTTTTCTTTCAATTTGATGCTATCTCAAGGTCGTTAGGATGTATCAGTAACGGTTCGATTGCTCAGTACGGTGGGCTAACGTATTTCCTAGCGGATGACGGTTTCTACCTCTGCGATGGTCAAAATGTTAAGGCCATTGGCGTAGAGAAGATCAATAGATGGTTCTTTGATAACGTCATCCCTAGCCAGATACCGACAGGAATGAGTGCTACGGTTGATCCTATCCGTAAGTTAATTGTCTGGAAGTTTGAAAATACGTTTGGCGGTAAGAATCTGCTGATTTACTCAATAGACTTAGACAGATGGTCTTATACGGATACCACAGCAACGTCTATTTCCTATGTATTAACGCCTTCAGCAACGCTAGAGCAGGTGGATAACTATAACGCTAACATTGATGCGTTAGAGATTTCTTTAGATTCACGAGTATTTGCTGGTGGACAGCTACTTTTTGCGGGTGTTTCAGGGGCTAAGATCATTGCTTTCTCTGGTCAGCCTAAGACTGCGAACATTACGACGGGTGATATTGACGTTGGACGGTCTACGGTGACGTTAGTTAAGCCGATTGTGGACAAGGGTAGTGCTTCTGTAGCGATTGCTAGCCGGGATTTGCTGTCGGATCAGGTGGAATTTGGCTCTAACGTAGCTGCTGATGCTGAAAACCGTGTATCTATCCGTTCTAACGGTGAATATCACAGGCTAAGACTGACTCCAACAGGGGCTAACTGGGAAACAGCGGTAGGTTTAGAGGTAGAAGTCGTTAAGCAGGGTACTCGATGACTCAGTTTCGTACATTACCGCCATTTGGAGGGGATCAGAGGGCTGTTGCTGAGGTCGTTCGTGGGGTTATGGACGGCAAGACCAATAACACAGGCCGAATTACCCTAGCGACTAGCAATGCGGTTACAACGACCCTCTACGACGAGCGTATAGGCTACGACAGCCTGATTTTCTTTGTTCCTATATCTGCGGCTGCAATGGCAGATGCTGCTCCCTATGGAGCGTTTCAGTCGGATGCTGACCAGACTGCTGTTGCTGCGAATACGGCTTACTCAATAACGTACACAACAACAGATTATTCCAATGGAATATACCTTTCCAATAGCTCTAGGCTAAATGTCAGAAACGCAGGTATTT